CTTATTCATAATGCCCTTCATTGATGTCCATGCGGCTCATGCTCATCCGACTAGGCCCAGTACAGACATCCCGAATGAGAAAAGTGCCGTAATGCCAATGGCCGCCACCCCAACGATAACTGCACGTAGGTAAGCGTTCTCCTGAATGATCTTAGCGGCCTTAAGTCGGAGTGTGATCTCCTCCTCGACAGGCACAACCCTCACCGCTTGGGGTTCAGACATTGCTTGTTGCCTTTCTAGCGCCTCAACTTCATCCCTTTGGCGTTGGCGATGTTTGGATATCTCTTCTCTAGCGCGGGCATCTTCCGCAATCTGGTCATAAGCCCCAACCACTATGAGTCTCGCCGCATCCTCCTCCTCCTGATCTATCGCCAACTCAACAGCTGGCTCAATCACCTCTGCTTGCTCCTCCTCTGACACTGTGAGCGTCTTTACCTCTCCCTCTGCTTCCTCAACAGTGTCGATTACATTAGGGTACTCTAAGACATGTTCTGGTTCATAAACAGAAATCTCAGGGATCCTAGTCGACTCTTGCGCGGTGTTGACTATCTCTGTGTGCACAAAATCACCTGCTTTTAGCACATCGTCCTCCTCCATTTCCCAATCTGATTCGCTCAGAACCTCAGGGTACTTACTGTACCATGCGCACTTCCCCTTAAGCTTCTCCGACTTCTTCTTGAGGGCTCTGAGAGCCTCAATCTCGGAGAATCCATGTGCTTGCATGACCAAGCTGGCTGTTTTCTCGTACCTAGCGCCTTCGTCCTTGAGAAACATAGCCATAGCTACAGCTTTGGTTTCTCGGCTTGGCGGTTCAGGTTTCAAGAACGCTATGCTGTACTTCTTCACCAAAAAGTTCTTCAAAATCCACCGCGAGTCCTCTGTCGTTTGAGCCGCTTTTTGTAGCCAGCTGTCGGGCACCCAGGTCCTCATCTCTGTTACTGCCTGTTGCATTGCATCATAGTTGAGCGCTCCCAGGAAACCTGTTTCCAGACTTGCATCATGCTCAGCGATCTCTAACTGTGACAGGTCCAGAAAGTCTTGATCTTCAGTCTCTACAGCTGAGACTCTGCTCAAAATCTTAGCAGCCGCCTTATCGTAAGATTTGCCGACATCCTCCACAGCTATCAGAGGGTTCCCGAAGCTTAGATGGAGATTGAGAATCCACTTCTCCAGCTCGGGAATATTGCTCTCAGCTAGCGACTCCAGAGACACCCCCCTCTTGTCCTCTACCAGGTGCAGGTCTCGAACCCTCCAGGCTGCGATTGAGCCCAGGATGAAAGGGATAGTCCATTCCGTGAGCGACACATGAATCTCAAAGTCGCTCTTAGTGGCACTCGTCTTGACTCTGTGGTGGTGATTTTCTATATAAGCCGGAACGCCTCTCCATGCAGCGGTGGTGTTCCTCTCAAAGGCTTCTTTGATGCTAGTTGCTTTCTCCAGCTCCTTGTCCACTGCGATTGTGAAAGCTTCAGAGAACTGGTAATTCTTGTATGGAACGATGATGCCACAAATCAATTCAGTGCTCTGGAGTGCCAAGGTCCTCTTTTTGAAAACGAAAGTTGCGTCAAGCGTAGTGAGACATTTCCAGCCAGCGTAATTCCAACCGTACATGACGTCCTTTGAGGAGCACCTGGAGGCTATTCTCCCCTTCTCAGTCACATACTCTAACAACATCAGCCCCCTTTGAAGAGAACTGGAGGAAGTCAGTGCCTCTCTGGTCACTGTGCATGACCCCTTGCCTAGTGCCTCGCGGAGTGCCGCCTGCGTCGATGAGCCAACAGTCCTGATTAGAGTGGTACCAGCTATCTTGCGCTCTTCTAGCAGAGTCTTGACGAAATCCTCAGAGTTGAGGTCGTACGAACTTACCAGGAGCATTTTTGACCTGTAAGAGCCGACGAACTTCGTGTAGTAGCTCAGGAAGCGGTCCATCTTGAGCAAACTAGAGACCCTGAAGAAATTGGAGAGCGTAGTGAGAGGTCGCCTGGTTTCATACACGAGCCTTAGACCCCTCCTATCTCTGGGGTTTGTCACGTTGAAAATGCGTATGAGGGTGTCGATCTGCCTTTGGTTAAGGTCCCTGTCAGTGAAGAGCGCTTCGTAAACTTCCTTTTTGCTTGCAGTAACACCATAGTCTCTCAGTGCTATGATGCAGTTCTGCAGCTGAAATCGAGGCTTCCTCGGGGAGAACTGCCAAGAGGCGGATTCCTGCACTAGGGCTCTTATGGTTCGCACAGTCTCGAAGGAGCCAGAGAAGATGGCCAGGTTCTCAACTCTCGATTTTACAGTTTTGTTGATGTAGCTGCACGCGTTCGCAACACCCCTGCAGACCACCTTCCCGCCGTCTTCGGTCCTCAAGCCGCTCACATAACAAACTAACTTGCTCTGGAGGGCTCTGACCAGTACATGTATGTGCTTCCCTTCCCTTATGCTCCAGTTGGCGTTGAGCTGGAGGCAGTATCTGAAAGACGCGGCCCTGGCATTAACTCCTGGCAAAGCCCCAAAGGTCGAGAAGCCGTAACAAGAGACAAAGGACTCGATATCCATATCTGGTGCCCCCATGCTATCCAAGATGCGTTTCTTGATCTTCTGGGGCACATCTGAGTACTTCATGGGCAAAACTAATCGTAGTGCCCCTGGAGTGGCGCCATCCTTTGTGCTGACTTCTTCCCTAGCCCCCATCATCCTCGAATGGAACTTCACCAGATCTGGCTTTGCAGAGGTAAACACACACTGCACCCCAAAGAGCATCACGGGGAGAATGTCATTGACAGGGAAGAGCCCAGTCTCAGGAGGGATTTCGTCCACGCTGCATTGTAGAGACTTCGCGAGGTCAGCCATGTCTTCGGTTGAGAGGCCCAGCTGCTTCCTTGAGTCCTCTCGAAGCACCTTGGCGTATAGCTCGCACTCTTCGATGCTAGCTCCGTGCTCAAAAACTCGCCTTAGAGCTCCTACTGTCTCCTGCACAGCTCCGAGCAAATCAGTCCTGTCTGGCAAGCTGAAGAGTGTGTAGATGTCTTTGATCAAGGCTAAGCAGCTCCTTCGCATGAAAGTGAAGTACGAGTTGAACTCTGCTAGGATGCAAGAGAAGTTACTCTTTTTCAGGTTCATCGTTATGTTGAAGGTCTGAGAGCAGTAACTCACACAATTGATTGTTAGGATTGTAGCCCCGAGCAGCGACAGGTGCTTCTTTGCACTAATGCACATGACTTTGAGCTTATCGTCAGACGACAAGAGCGAGGTGCTAGTCAAGACGACGTCCCTAGAGCCAGAGAGGCACTCTTGGAGCACAGCGTCCCCCAAGCAGTCCATAGCAGCGTGGTAAATGCTTGAGAGATGGTGCAGAATCCCTTGGCCCATTCCTGATGACAAGTCTAAGGTTCCAGACGGGCGCCTACTGGTCATCACTATCTCGCGCTCAGTCTCCGTCCTGGCTGCCCAGGCAGATTCGTAGCTAGCCACGTTATTCATCGCTGTGTTTGCCATCCTCTTCCACCTGGCTGACAGCCCGCCCTTCGAGTTGTAAGTTTGAGGGTGGAGAGTCCTCCCTGGGCTTGCTTCACACCAGTACTTGTTAAGCATAGCAAGAGGTATCTGCATGTGCTTCAATGTGAATTTGGAGCAGATTGCCATCATGGCTGCACGTATGTGTCTCGGGATAGGCATTCTCGACCAGAAGTCAACGAAATGTCTGCAGTTGAACCCAGGTGACCACCGCGTCGCGTCAAGGTTCGCATTCAGAGGGACAGCAGGCCGGCCGGACTTGAGCGAGTCTTGAAGGACTCTTCGGGCATCGGAGACCGCTGTATTCTGTCTCTGCTCTTTGCCCCGGTCTGTTATCATCTCAGCTTCGGTCACTTTGCAAATTTCTCTGCTTATCTGCTCCATGCAGTACTGGTCCAGTCGCGTCTTCCACCACATGATGGTGATTTCTCTTGGCCCTCCAATCTGCGCCTTCGGGAAGATGGATTCGTACACGTCCACGCTCATCTCGCCC